TTCCAAGGCGCAAGCAAGTCTACAGTATTTGCGGATTCACGGAGAGCAGTCTAATGGCATTTAATATATCAGAATTTTCATCTCAAGTAAATACAAGAGGGGTTGCACAGACAAACCTATTCTACGTAAGAATTATATTGAACCCATCGTTGAGTTTCTTAGATGAGAACTTTCCAAGCAGAGAGTTGTCATTCTTTTGTCGTGCAGTAGCACTACCAGATATCGCAGTAGGCGCTACTCCATTTAAACCAAAAGGATTCGGACCATCTGAACAGCGACCAACAACATTCGACTATGCACCTATAAACACTGGGTTCTTGGTTGATAGTGAGTTTGGCGTACAGAAGTTTTTTCATAGATGGATGCAAGAGATTGTAAACTACGATGTATCTGGTGGTTACTTCAGCGAAAGCCCATCTGCGTTACTACCATTTGAGTTTGGTTACAAAGATGAGTACGCATGTTCTATGGAAGTCATTCAGTATTCTGGACCAACAGAGAATAAGTTCTACACCTATAAGTTTGGTAACGTATATCCAATCTCTATAGGATCGATCAACTTGTCTTGGGAGAACGCCGCAGAAGCAATGACGTTGCCTGTGACGTTTGCATTCGATGAGTTAACAGTAGATGGTACAGTTCAAGGAACAGTGACAGGTGGTGCAAGAGGCGTTAATGGTATTCTATCATTCTTATCATCACTAAATACTATAGGACAGGCTGTTTCTAATATACGTAAACCTAGAAACATCCAAGACGCTATTAACCAATTTACTAATATCAACACGATATTGGGATCATTATAATTATATTATAGGAGTATATTATGCCTTTACCTAAGATTGACCAACCGTTATTTGAATTGACTATCCCCTCTAATGGTGAAACAGTAAAGTTTAGACCATTCACAGTAAAAGAAGAAAAGATTCTTTTGATTGCACAAGAGTCCAATGATATCGATCAGGTAGTACTATCGATTAAACAAATTCTTACTAACTGTATACAAGACTACGACATTGATAAGTTAGCAGTATTTGATTTAGAGTATATTCTAATTCAGATTCGCTCAAAAGCAGTCAATAACTTATTGAAGTTTAGAGTTTCGGATCCCGACACAGAAGAGATGGTCGACCTTGAACTAGATATTGATGAGATTGAAATTGTACGAAACGAAGATCACAAGAAAATAATTCGTGTGACAGATACGATTTCTCTATCAATGAAATACCCTTCAATTGATTTTATTAAAGTATTGCGTCAAGGCGAAGATTCAGAAGATCAGTCTGCCGCATTGTTTGATCTAATGCGAGACTGTATTGATACAGTAGTCGAAGGCGAAAGCGTTTACAAGATATCAGAGTTTACAGTTCAAGAAGTAACAGACTTCATTGATACACTAGACGGCAATGTTCTAAACCTTATTAAAGAATTCTTTGACACAATACCAAAGATGAGATTTGAGACGAAGTACAAACTAAAAGATGGAACTGAGAAAACATTTGTAGCAGAGGGAACAGAAACTTTTTTTATCTAACGCTGAGTCATATAACTCTTGCATCGTACTATAGAATGGTTTTTGGCTTGGCGCAACATCATAAATATCAGATAAGTGAAGTTGAAAGTTTACTACCTTTCGAAAGGGACTTATACTATGAAATGTTGATTGATTTCATTGAGACCCAACAAGCAGAAGAGAACAAATAGATGGCAGAAGACAATACATTACAGGGAGTGATCGAAAGAATTCGAGCAGAGGGACAACTGACTCGAAATAAAGGCACGAACTCTGTAAAGGTTACTAATGATATACTGAAAACTATCAGTGTAAACATTGAAGGCATGTATAATGTCATGCAGACTAATCTCGCTCTTATGAAAGAGAAGCTTGGTGATCAAGGCGATGATGATCTACTGAGACCTAAAAACACACCAGCACCAGCAGGCAATGATACTCCTGCACCAACACAACAGGGTCCTGATATTGCAGGCGATACTAAAAACACTCTTGCTATATTCGGTGGACTAGGTATTATTGGTAAAGGTATTGCATTAGCATTGGGTGGCGCATTAGGTGTTATTCAAGGGCAACTTATAGCAATTAAAGCTGTCGCTAAAACTCTTACACCTAAAGCTTGGTCCGCTGGACTTAATACTCTAAAGACTAGGGTCAATAATAGAATAACAGCTTTAAGAACAGGTCTCACTACATCTATAGCGGGTATAAGAGCAAGTGTAACAACAGGTCTAGCAAACTTTGGAGAGTTTCTAAAGATCGATCCAAAAAGTAATCTGGGTAAAACTATCACAGGATTCAAATCGTTCTTTACACCTATCGGAGATATGATTAAAGGTGCCAGCGAAACTCTAAAGGGTATTGTTGGCGGTGAAGGCAAAGGACCTATGAGTAAAATTAAGAACTTCTTGAATATCATGAAGGGCTATTTTACAACTCTAGGTGCTACAGTTGCTGGTGTCGCAAGAGTTGTTGGTAGAATATTTGCGCCTATCGCTATTATCGTAACAGCATTTGATACAGTAAAAGGTGCGATTGACGGTTATGCAGAAGATGGTATTCTTGGTGGGCTACAAGGTGCGATTGACGGTCTATTCACATCTTTGATCACTAAGCCACTAGATTTACTCAAAGACGCTGTAGCATGGGTCTTAGGAAAGCTAGGATTCGATAACAGTGCAGAAGCACTCAATTCATTTAGTTTCACTGAACTGTGGACAGGTATGACTGACAAAATATTCGATGGTGTTAAAGACGCTATTAAAGTTGTTAAAGACTTGTTTACGTTTGGTGAAGAAGATAAGACTGCACTAGGTCTATTAGGAAAACTCACAGATATAATATATGCCCCAATCAATATGGCAATTAACTTTATTCGTGGATTGTTTGGTTGGAACGAAGAAGGCGCAGAACCATTTAAATTAAACGACTATATTGTAGAACAATTTAATGCTGGTATCACATGGGCTAAAGACGCACTTTCAGGTGTGAGCGAAACAATAAGAACTAAGTTCGGTGAACTATCAGACTGGATAACAGGCATTCCAGATAGAGTTACTATGGAAGCTAAGGTCATGATGACTAATCTAAAAGCGAAACTTAAGATAGGCTTCTTAATGTTCGGTGAATGGTTTGCAAGTATTCCAGATAGAATTAAACTCATGGCATTAGAAACTATTCGTAATATGAAAGGTGGCGTGGGTAAACTAATTGTAGGTGCTGATGATGTTGCTGAAGCAAGAGCGGCAGTAGATAACAGAAGCAGTGATTTACAGGAAAGACTTCAAAAGGTAGAAGATGAACGTGTCGCTAAACTTGCTGAGTTAGATAAAGAAGCGGCGGCGATGACACAGAACAACGCTACAGTAACTAACAATGGTGGCAATACAAGTAATGCAACTACAAACAATTACTACAGTCAGACAGGAACGTCACACGCATTAGACCCATCTGATCCAAGAGCATTCGCATTCTAATTTAATAGAGGGGTGTTTACCACCCCTTTTTGATCCTTGTATCAAAGTAATATTGTTTACATTCTTTAACAGTCTCAGAAACGCCTTCTGAAACTTCCTTATCACACAACGCATTAAGTTTCTTTTGATTTTCAAAAGCACCGATAGCGCCTGCAATAACAATAACAAAAAATACTATATTCATTTTACTCCTTGTAAAGGTTTGTGGTATAAAAAAAGGGGAGCCCGAAGACTCCCCTTTACGCTTAGATGAGAACGTTTAATCGTCAGCTAGACTTTTGAAGAAGTCTAGGTCATCATCGTCATCGGTACTACCCGTTGACGGCAATGCTTCATCATAAGTTGGCGATGGAGCTTCACTCTGCGTAGGAGCAGAACGCTCTTTGAACTTCGGAGTGAAGTCCACCGCCGTATCGTCATCCTCGGCAGTCGTTGTGGGTGCGTGTTGACTGCCATCAAGTGCTAGAACTTTATAAAGTTTTGCTTTAAGTTCAGAGTAAGACTTGAAGTTTTTAGGTTCAACGATTTCTTTAAGAGAATGCTGGCTCTGCCATACTTTCTCTAATGCTTCATCATCTCCAGAAAGAGTACTAGTCTCTTCGAAAGAAGATGGTTCGTAAGTGCGGTACCCACCATCACCATTACGACACTTTAGTTTGAAGTTAGCGCCTTCCCAGAAATCAAATGGGTTGATTGGCGATTCATCTTCGAACTCTGGGTTCATTGCGGCATTCAACTTGTCGAAGATTTTCTTACCAAACTTGTACTTGAAGACTTTGCCTTCGTTCTGAGGATTGGTAGGGTCTTTGACAACAAAGATGTTTGCGTGATAAGAAAGCCTACGCTTTTGCTTACGTGCGATATCTTTGTTTGAGTCTACACCTGAATTCCACAATTGAGAGTTATACTCTGACACTGGATCGTCTTGACCAATAGTAGTCAAAGAGTTTTCGATGTACCAGCCACCAGGACCTTGAAAGCCATGATCGAATACTCGAACGAATGGCAAATCTTCTTCTTGGGGTGCTGGCAAGAAACGAATAATAGCATAGCCATTGCCTGCTTTATCGACTTCTAGTTTCCAGTAGTCATCGTTATTATTATTTGAGGTGTTGTTATCCAACTTTTGAAGTTGTTGATTTAGCTTATCAAAGCTAGATGAACGAGCCTGTTTAAGGGCGGCGAATGATGTAGTCATATGTATTCTCCTATGTATGACGGTTTATTTACGATTTATACGATGTATATTATCATGTTTCGATGTATTTGTCAAGTAATATTTTCCTCATTTTTTGTTTATCATAATCTAAGAAGGGTCTGTACTTCCTGACAAGTTTATTTATATCAGGAAATACTATGGTGTCAGAAATATTCTTCTCCCAATGACCCAAGCACTTAGTTATATCACATATCATGACAAGCGTTTCAAGGCTAATATCATTCATCATATACAGTTTCAACAGTCTTGGATGTTGACCATCTTTAACAACAAAGTTGTCATTGAACTGATCATCAAGGTTAATTATATCAGACTTAAACTGATATGTCAAGGACTGTTTTCGCTTTATCCATTCTTTATAAATGGATTCGGCTTTATCATCTAGTAACTCACCTGCCCACGCATTTGGGTTTGCAAGCATGTTAGCTAGAATGATATCTTTTGCTTCCTTCTTCTTTGATAGTTTGTAGAAGAAGAATTTGTCTTTTCTATTTTCGAAAGACATTGCGTTAGCTTTAACTTTTCCGTTGTACTTAAAGAAGTCATAGTTCGAGGTGAAGTGTCGCTTCAATGCAAGATAGTAAACATAGATGTCAAACGCATCTGTGGTGCTATACATTGTCATTAGATTGGCAACTTCGCTTGTCGTTCTATCATATTCAACTCCTCGGCTTCATCATGTATCTTTGCTTTCAGAACAGGCGATCTGCGAATAATTTCACCAACCACTTCAATCTCGACTTCGTTCTTTTCTGCATACTCAATAACAGCATCAATATAAGGTATACCTGCTCGGATATACTGTTGTATCTCTCGCATAATTCGTTCTGAATTTAATTCTTTCATATGTCTAGTACTTCCCTAATCTCCAATTTTTTATGTTCTCTTCCGATCCGATACGCATTCACAAATGTCTGCGTTTCTTCTGGGCTCTTTGTCATTTCAATATCACCAATATACACTATATCGTCTCGTATGTCAAGACCAAAAGTCTTACCACGAACATCAGCGAACCCACTACTCATAGAACTTGAAAGCCCATAGTCCAGTTCTCAGCCGCACTCTCTACGTAGTGAATAGACTTACCTGGAAATGATTTCTCGCTTACGAAATTACCATCGGGGTCATACAACTTCATCTTATAATCAGTCCCTTCCTTAACGACTTCTGCACGTGCCCGAAAGCCTGCGTCTTCTTTAAAATAAGTTGAGATTACTGTCATCGATTGTCTCCATTGTTTACTGTTGATGTGCTATTATTATATCAGATGTAGGAGCAGTTGTCAAGCAAATTATACAAATAAAGGGGCAAGTTTCCTCGCCCCTTGTTACTCTTTACTATACTATTCTTCTTAGAAGTTGAAGGAAGCACCGACTGCTGGTGTAAACTCTTCACTATCAAGGTTGTATGAACCTTCTGCATATAGACCCATGCCATTGATTGTAGTTGTATAACCACCACCAACGTTTTGCATCATGTCGCTATCGTCACCGTTGACGAATGCTGTCAAGCCCATAGCAGTCACATCAGCTTCAAAGCCATATGATTCAGCTTCTACTTCGTATGTTCCTGTTACACCGAATCCAAATTGATTCATTGCATAACCTGCATGTGACAATAGGGTCATCTCTTCGCTATTCATGTTGTAGTCGATACCTGTACCGATTTCAACACCACTAGTTGCTAGTGAGTATGTCGCTTGCACATGTTCTACATCGGTGATGTCTTTAGTCACATCTGTCAAACCCACTAGTAGACCTACGCCTGCTACTGAGACTTTAATGCTTTCGCCATCATCATTTGGGTTAGCAAGTGTTGTTCCACCTACGCTATCAGTTTTGCCACCGAAGTCACCCATTAGATCACCTTGATCTCCATAAGAAACAGCAACGCCAGCTACTACAGTACCTAGAGAATAGCTGTCTACTTTTACAACATCATCTTTTACGACTAGACCGAGACTTGCAATGCCTGCTGGTGCTGACATATCAACATCGATTGTTGTTCCTGCCACAATATCATCTGCGGCGTTTTGTGTAAGGTCTAGACCTAACTCTACATCCAAGTCAGCGGACATTGCTGTTCCCGCTAGTGCGAATGTTGCTACTGTTGCAAGTAGTATCTGTTTCATTTAAAAATCCTTTCCTATAATTGAAACTTAAAGTGCGACTTTTCTGTTGCTAAGTAAGTCGCCAACTCCCTGTGATTATGCCGCTAGGGCGAATCCAGAAGGTGCTATATTATCATTTGCACTTATTGATTTTGACTGTCTAACGTAAGTCACCACGGTAATCTACTCTTATCTCTACAAGTCTGTCGATTCCTATATCAGCCCCATCAAAAACACACTACCTGCAGTATCTTCCTCTGCGTAACCTCGTTGGAGGTAACTTAGTCTCTTCGTAGCCTTTGCCACTTCTAGTTCAAAGTAATGTGTTTATGGTGGAGCTGTCGGGATTCGCACCCGAGTCCAGTCCATGCGTTGATTCGTATCAACAATTACAAGTCTATTTATAACATATTTACTGTTTTTTGTCAAGTACTTTTTGCTTCGGTTTATCCTTGTGTTTATCTTGCAACACTTTTTTACCGAAGATAGCATCCCAACCATCAGCATAAGATTGCTGATTTACGCTTCTAGGCTTATCGCCTTTTCCACCATGCCATTGCTTACTCATTTATTTCTGGTATCTCTGGGAACAAGCAATGTTCTACAAAGTTATCTACATCTTCTTCACTCAAACCCAAAGACTTCATTACACGTGGAGTATGTGGATTCTGTTTCTGAAAATGTGCATAACGATTGTGTGCTTTGATTACTAAATTTTCTTGTGAGGTTCCTGTGTAACGAGGAAGTTCAAATAGATAATGATCTAAGTTTGTTTCTACAATACCTGACAGTTGATCGATCTCAAATGCATCTCTTACATTACCAGCGGCAATGATATCGTCACTGAAGATTGCTTTACCCCAATCAGGCATTTCACGTTCACGCTTCCAATTTAGTTTCTCTGCCTCTTTAGCAAAGTACTTAATCATATCATGTTCAGCATTAACGCTTGGTGAGAAGTCATGGAATGCACCAGTGATCTTATTCTTACCTGCAATCACATCATACCCAAAGATAGGCGCATCACTTGTAAACGTAGGGAATACGCATACGTGCATCATCCACAGACCTTTAGTGTCTCGTACATCTACAACATCAACGTGCGCTCTACGAAAGTATGGTGATTGCCATACACGATTGACCCACCCATTCTCTGGCTGATTGAACTCTTCCATTCCTGGTTCATCGTCTTCCCAACCAGCTTCATCGAACTTGTGAATAAACATATCTTTAATATCAATAAGTCTATCCCAGATCGATGCCTCTTCTTCAACGACTAACATTCCGTCAGCCCCTAGTTTTACTTCACTCATACTAACTCCTCAAAAAGTCTAATAGCGTATTCGAAACAGATATTGGCTTCCGTTGCCATATCATCATTTAGTAATTCTCGTAAAGACGCTTTCAGTTCTTTTTTGTTCTCAAACTCATACATCAGACCTGCGCCTGGTATTCTCTTTGCGATCATTGCCCCACCATACATATCACCAAAGTGGCGTACATACATATGCGCTGTTAACGCATCGAGGTCTTCATTTTTCTGTAAGTTCTCTACGTGAGTTACATACTCTGCCGTTGTCATAGTTATATTAACTGGGTCAAAAACAAACCCGTATTGCTCTTCTAGTTCTTGCATATCTAATCGCATACGACTAGCACGAAACACGCCCCAATAGCTTGTAGGAAGCCCACACGTGCGTAAGCTTGCTTCTAGTACGTTGTACATATAGAATTGATTAGTAAGATATCTGTAATAGAGTTCTGGCTCTATCTTCCCACTCATTAAGATTGAAGCGAATTCTCTTCGTTCAGCCTTCTTGTGGTTCTCCCACGTTAGTTCTTTCAAGTTCATGTTCTCTTATTTCTTTCCTCAGTTGGCTACTAGAGATGCTATCAACATCTTCATATTTTATTAAATCAAAATCTGCATTTGATCCACTTATCACATTAGAAATACGAGGTACTTGCATAACAATGTAATCACCGCCCAGAGTATATCCTTCGTGTTCTAAAGATGCTCTAATTAGATGTGCGGTTTCTTCGAAGTCATAGATGACCTCGTCTGCGTTTTTATCTAACGCCTGACAGAGTATAGTTACTTGACCATACTCTTCGATTGATTTTTTGAATAGACCTACGTGACCCTCATGCCAAGGTTGCCATTTGCCAATGAGCAATGCAGAGGGTTTAATAGTATTAAATTTCTTCATCATGTTCATCCTATAATATTCAAGTGCTACGACCAGTTAGTTTATCTAGTCTTTTTAGCCTTCTCAGATTTAATCCATTTCTTGGCTGTAGCGTTATCTGGTTCTGCATTCACAAACTTAGTGATCTCTCTATAGGCACGGGTCGTTTCTTTTTGATAGTCTTTGCCTTCAGAGTTATCTACAACAGTAAACTTTTGCTTTCCGAACATAGTCTGAAAAGAACCAATATTCTTTTGAACTGTAGTCCAGTACTTTTCTACTTCATCAGCAGGTAGTGTTCTTGCTCTCGCTTTGTTACGTGCTTGTGCTGTAGCTAAGTCAGTGTTAACGAAAATCATTGCGACATCGTAACCCAACTTTTTCAATTCTTTGGCTTGCTTCGTTAGCTTTGCTGTGTCTTTACCTGTACCATCGATACATAGACCTAAACGACCTTTTATGTACATCGCTTGCTTAGTTGCTGTTAGCTTCTTGGCTTTGCCTCGTAACTCTTGACCTTTAACAGAGAAGATGTTATCTGGATCCATTTCCATACCAGCTTTCTTCATAGCTGATTCGAATGCATCGTCAGAGTTTACGACTTTAAATCCAAGTGCTGGAAGTCCAGTTTTGCCTACAATGAATGATTTGCCTGAGCCAGGTCCACCAGCTAAGAACACTGCTTTAAAGATAGCAGGATCATTTACACCTTCTTCAATTTGTTTTTCTTCTTTAAGATAATTTCCGAGCGATAACACTTTTAAGCTTCCTTGTGAATTAGTATAATAGTCTTATTTATAAAAAATGTGAGTGTCGATTCTGACAGTCCGTTTATAACTCCCTATCCAATAAGGATTGACATAAGAAGCATGGTACATGATTGCACCGTCTGTAAAGTCTTCTACAACGCCATAGTTCGCCATTACTTCGTGGGCAGTAGCTTGAACTTCATTCCACTTTGCTATATCACGTGGCGTATCGTTCTTACCATCACAGTACCAAGAAAACTGGCATTTATTGCGTATAGGATTACCTCTACTATCTAGGTGGGCTTGAAAGACCACATCACATACAGTAGATGGGTAGTTCTTATGCATCACCCTATTAATAGTTACATTGCCTACAGCACGTTGTCCTAACTTACTATCGCTACGTGCCTCATGATATATGTTCATAGCAAGGCAATGATGTTGTTCTGTGTATTCTAGTAAGTTGTTTTCTATCTCTATTTCTTGCACCTTTGCATAAGCAACATGAGCGATTGAATAGATCATAACAGCACTTAGTGTACCACTCAATATATTAGATAGTTTCATTGTATACCTCAATCCGATTCATTTCTATCTCTATAAAGTCATTATACTAATAAACCATATACGTGTCAAGGGCTAATTAGGATTATCGCCAGACAAAAAAAGACGCTCCGAAGAGCGCCTAAAGTTGAGAGAGGGTCTTTATTAAAGGGAAAAGACCATAAACCTATTCTTTGGTTTTCCAAGAATCCATCTCTGTGATGATCTCGGTACCTTGTTTATCGTTAGCGATACTGAGTGCCATTGACTGTATATCATCTAATAGCGCCTGACACTTTGTTCTATCATATGTTTCATTAGCTAGTTTACTGTACTGATTTCGTAGGCGATGTATTTGTATCGCCTTGTCTCTCATTGCTGTTAGACGTTCAATCAGTTGTTCAACGCTATGTTGCATTCACTTACTCCTTATCAGTTACTTCTAAGATTTCCCATTTAACCAGTACTGCAAATATATCAGTCATAGTGTTAGTTATAACCCACGGAGTAGATGCCGCCGCAATTATAATGTAAACCATTTCACCTGAGACAAACAATACTAATAGTGAAAGGAACGTTACCATACGTAAAATTATCATATCGTGGACATCTATATCTTCATTCACATTCGATTTAGATAGACCGCACAATAAACAAAATACCAAGTAGAAGAACAACGATGTCATTACAACGTGAAAGACTGCTAATACTGGTAACGCCCACTCTTGCTCTGGCAAGAAAACTGCAACCAAGATTACAGCAAGGTGTGAGTAGCGTAACAAAAAATAACTCCTTTATCTGGAGGGGCTTATCGCCCCTCTATTATTTATCCCCTAGAATGGAGAGTTATCGCTAGTTGCATCGTATGAGTACTCACCCTCAACGGCAGTATTAGCTTCATCCATACCAGCATCGATCTTCTCATAAAGATCAACAAAGGCGGCACGTGTATCAGCATCAAAGCGGTTCACACAAAGTTCGATTGACTTCTTCTTATCATTGAAGATAGAGAAGGTTTGAACAATGTGGCAGAGACGGCGAGTAGAGATGATATCATCAACACCACCATCTTCGAAAGTAGAACGAATCGCTTGACCCCACTTGACTAGGTTTTCAGCAAACTCATTATCAGAGACACCGAACTTGGTCATGTGGTTGTTGACGATCTTTTGTTCAACTGCCGCTTTGGGATAAGGCTGTTCAAGTGTAACGTTGAAACGCTCAAGGAAAGCCTCATCAATAATTGTCGCCGCAATAAAGCGACCAGCTTCATCACCTTGACCCTTGGTGTTTGCCGTAGCAATCACGTTGAAACCTGAAGCGGGATAAACCATCTCGCCAGTTTTCTTGATCATAACAGGCTTGCCCTCAAGTACACCTTGTAGAGCCATCAACTTGTTTGAGCCACGATCAATCTCATCGATCAGCAAGATTGCACCTGCTTCCATCGCTTTGATCACTGGACCTTTTGCGAAGACAGTCTCACCGTCTAGCAAACGAAAGCCACCGATCAAATCATCTTCATCAGTCTCAGGTGTAATCTGTACACGGACATATTCACGCTTGGCATTGGCACAAGCTTGCTCGACCATCATAGTCTTACCGTTACCAGACAAGCCAGCTACAAACATCGGGAAGAACATACGTGATTCGATGATCTTCTTGACATCAGAGAAGTAGCCCCATTTAACAAACTCGGCTTCTTTCTGCGGGATGAAAACTTCGCTATTCACTGTCGATTGGACCTGCTTAGTTGCTTGCTGTACTACGTTAGCAATAGGGTTGGGCTGAGTCATTGGAATAACTTTTGCACTGCCTAGAGACATCTTATAGACGCCGTAGCCGCCCTTCTCACACTTCTTCATGAGACCTGTCGCAGTACCACGCTTGGCACCGACTGACTCAGCAAAAGTATACATTTCTTGGCGATTAAAGGATTCGACACCAGGGTTAGCGGTAGCGAAAGCACTGAAAAGTTCTGTTTGATTCATTGTATTCATAATATATATCTCTCTCGTTTTTGAACTTACTTGGACATTGTACCCTATTTCGAGGGTGTTGTCAAGGGCTTATGCAACTATTTCTGCAAATTTTTGGGTAATAATTCGGCTTTTTTTCTTCGATCCGTTAGACTGCCCAAACGCTTTTGCGATTTTCTTTGCAGTCATATCACTTGATACCTCAAGCGCATCGATTTCACCTTTCATATTCGCATCATCTGAACGAAGAATGAAGCGGCGATCATAGCCTAGGTTGTCATCAAAGATTGCACAACCCTTCTGACGGATATCACGCTTTGCGGCAGAAGTCTCTTTTCGGTAGTTATCATTCCAACCGTTTGTAGTAACTGCTTGGCGTACTGCACCGTTTACATCACGATTGCTATCACAAACAAAGTAGTTGATTGTTTTGCAACCCATCTTACCGATCTCTTTCACAAAGATACTGGTTTCGTTACCTCGACCTTGAGTCTTAACAAGCTTACCATCGATCTCAATAGTATAAGAACGAGTGTATGACCTGTGACTAGTGTAGTCATCACCACGATTAACGTGTAACCAATTGCTATCACCGTCAGTCAGAGAAACAAAGTTCATCTTCTGGAATGAATGCTTTTGACGGAATGCTTTGATTTTGTACTGCATTGCCATCAGAGCGGCGTTCAAAGGTGTATTACCTAGACCCTCATAAGTAGAACGAGCCATACCGTAAGGACCAGAGGCTTGCCAGAACATCATTTTGAAAGCTTCTTCGTAATCACGCTTTGGCATAGTTGAGGTGAACAATTCAAGAAGACCTAACTCATCACTATCGAAAGATGTCATGGTTGGTGCTACTGCCCGCTTGGCTTTTTGAATATCAGCCCAAGCTTCGCCACCACCAATTGAAGTGAATGAATATACTTCGAAAGGAATACCAACTCGCTTGCAGAACATCATCAGGGCAAGTAGCTGACGGATAACAGCAGGTAATGCACTATGCATCGACCCAGAGTAATCAATCAACATCATCATGCCGTGCGATTGTGCATCAGCCAATTGCTGAACTTGCTTAAACAGGTGATCATCGTACTTGAACCTGTGAAGCTTATTAACATCAAGTGTACCTTTAGTAGAAGTACGGGCACGTGCAGAGCGATAAGCCGCTTTACGCATCTCAAATTCTTTTACCATCAGGTTTACAACTTGCTTAGTTTCACGAAGGAAGTCGGCGTAAGCTTGCTCTGGGAAATGATAGGCAGTATCTTCTAGACCACGCTCTTTCATTTCATTAAGAACACGCTGTACAACATCACGGCGACCTTGCGCAATCAAATTGTAAGGCACTGTAGAGGCATCTGACTGTTCTTTAGTCAACCCTTTTACATAAACAGTATTAGAACTGCTAAGTAACTCAGACTGCTTAGAGTTGAAGTTGACATCGGTCATTGCTTCTTCAGTACTGACACCAGGTTCAGGCTGAGGTGAATTCTCTTCAGTTTCTTCTTCAGAAGTTTCTTCTTCTTCGCCATCGGCTTCTGCATCACCAGCACTTTCTTGCGGTGAATTCTCTTCAGTTTCTTCACTTTCTTGCGGTTCATCATCAGACTGCTCTTCACGAAGGTCGATAATTTGATCAACACTCTGTGGTTTGCCTTCTTCATTTTCAGTGTCAGGCATATCATCAGTTAGAACGGCGATAGTCATTGACTTGCCATCTTCAGGCTGAGTAGACTCTTCTTTCTCAGAAGCTTTGCCTTCTTTTTCTTCTTCTTCTTTTTGCTTTTGCTCTTCAGCTTTTTTGTTTAACCAAACTTGAATGTCACGGCAACACTGAACAACATCTTCATATGTCTCACAGGCTTTTGCTTGCGCTACGAAAGGTAGTTCATCATCTGCGAATGGGACATCGATTAGATCACGTGCTTTGGCGTGAATATTCAAACGATCCATGAATGGTAAAGTGTGAAGCTGGTCGAGTTTATCTTTTACACCGAACAGATCAAGATCATTCATCAGTGTCAAATAGCCACGCTTAAAGTTAGCTACAAGACCTGGGTACTTGCGAAGAACTTTCTTCTCAATACGAACATCTTCGACAATGTTCAAGTGAGAATGCGGAATGCCTTCTGACATGTACTTGGTAAAATCTGCGGGAGTGTATAGGGCATGGGCAACTTCGTGACCCACAAGCATATCAAAAACGTCTTTGCTCATCTCTTTCCAGAGTGGCAAACCGAGAACACGGCTCTCGACATCAAAGAATGCTGTTTCATAATTACCTTGCTGAACTGTGATATTCTCATTAGCGAGAAGACGGGCAAGGACTGATTTCTGATTTAGCATAAGTAACCTCTCTCAATTACTATTACATGATACTTGAATCTGGGTGGGTTGTCAAGGGCTAATCAGGGTTTTTTTGGTCTTTTTTGCAATTATTTTGGTTTATTTTCCTCTAATTCGCTCACATCTATCGGATGACCATGAAATGTATACTCAATTGTCGAATCATCGGCAAATAAGTTGTACACAATGACGCAGGCAACTGCTACCCAAAGGGATATACCTAAGAGTAGCAGAAGCCTTATAGTAAACTTAGACAATGAATTCAGCCAGTCATCTAACCACTTGAATCCATCATTCATCTTCGCTTACTCTGGGTTCACCAATTGCTTCGCCGTCTTCATCAACTTGTGTGATCATTGGTTTACAATGCATTTCGAACTCACAGTCGGCAAATTGCCAACCAAGTGACTCAACGCCTTCTTCATATTCTTCTGAATACGCATCTTCAATCTCTTCGAAGTCGAATTCTTCTTGATCAATGTCTGCTACATTATAACCTGTTCGAACAGACCAATCTTCCCAACAACCATCCCAACAAGATTGCATCTCAGCGTCTGGATAGTCTTCAGTGATTAGAATGTAATCGTCATCAAGATCAGGT